CGGCGGATTCGCGTATCGAGATTCAGGAACCGGGAAAATCGTTACGTTTTTCAGTGGACTTGCCGCTGGCACCGCCGAGAGTAGCGGAAGCAGTCCGGCATGGAGTTGGAAGCCGCCAAGCTTTTATGTAATCGATTGGTCAGACGCCACCACGGCGGCGGCTGGCGAGGCAAACGCAATCGTGTTGTCACCGATTATCTACGAGCAACTGAAGGATGACAACGCGGGACATATTCAAGTGAATTATTCATTTGACGGTGCCGCTTATATTCCTCTCCTGACAATAACCAAAGCATCAGGCTATCTCGGTGCAACCGGATACAACCAAGTGTGTCTTTTCGTCTCAGCACACGGTAGCAATACGGCTATTTCTTTAGCGGCATATTCGCAGACTTCACCCTAAATGGTCAAACAGAATTGGCTTGATTCGGCTATACAGCTTGTATCGCCGAAATGGGGCTTGCAGCGTGCGCGTACTCGAGCAGCGCTCCAACACTTCCGGTACGAGGGCGCGCGAACCGGGCGCCGTACCGATGGCTGGTCTTCGGGTGCGAGTGACGCCAATGTGGAGCTTGCGGGCTCTCTTGTTCTATTGCGCGATCGCTCCCGAGATCTGATCCGAAATAACCCTTATGCCGTAAAGGTCGTTGAGGAATTGGTTGGTTCGACAGTAGGAACGGGCATCCTCCCGCAGGCAAAGACGGGCGATCAGGCGTTAGACAAAATTATTGATTCGCAATGGCCCTATTTCGCCGAAAAATGCGATACGCCGCAACGCATGGACTTCTACGCCATGCAAGCACTCGTAATGCGAACGATGGTCGAGAGCGGTGATGCGGTAGTACGCTTCCGGCCACGGCCACCTGGAGATAATCTACCGATCCCATTACAGCTTCAAGTATTGGAAGCGGACTTTTTAGACCATCAGAAGAATTTCCAACTCGATAACGGCTGGATCACGCAAGGCGTTCAATTTGATCTCATTGGCCGGAGAGTTGCCTATTGGCTTTTTAATTTTCACCCGGGCGGCAATCTGATCATAGACCTTAAGGGCGGCTTCATTTCGAATGCGGTTCCGGCTGAAGGGGTAATGCATACCTATCGCGTGCTCCGACCCGGCCAGGTTCGCGGCGTGCCGCATCTGGCACCGGTCATGATGGCGCTGCGCGATTTGGATGATTACGGCGACGCTGAACGGCTGAGAAAGAAGATTGAAGCCTGTCTGACTGGCATTGTTACCAAATCCGACAATGATCCACTCGGTTCGATCGCGACGGACGCGGACGGCAAGCGCATTGAAGGTTTCGAACCGGGGATGATTGCCTACCTGAACGCTGGCGAGGCAATCAATATCACAGAGCCCAAAGCAAACGGCGGCTACCGTGAATATACCGTCACCGAATTGCAGCGGATTGCCAGCGGCACTGGCATTTCCTATGAACAGATCGCTTCGGACATGTCCCAAACGACATACACCAGCTACCGCGCCGGTCAATTGGGTTTCCGCAATACAATCGAGACCTACCGATGGCTGACGCTCATTCCCATGTTTTGTCAGCCGACGCGCAAGCGGTTCATCGACACCTTGGTTTTGATGGGCAAAATTCCCGAGAAGGCGCAAACTGATCCCTCCATCAACCTCTATTCAACGAACTGGACCGCTCCCAAGTGGGAAAGTGTTGATCCCTGGAAAGACAGCAGAGCCGAAGTTCAGAAAATCAGAACCGGAACTAATACTCTTTGGAATGCGATTGCCGAGAACGGCTATGATCCTCGCGCTCAGTTCGACTTGATTGCCGAAACGAACGCCATTCTGGATGCAAGGAAAATTGTACTCGATAGTGACCCGCGCGCAGTGAATATTCATGGTGTGGGTCAGCCAATGGGCAACGAAGAGATTCAACCGGGTCAGCCCCAGCCCGCTAAATCTCAACCGACGCAAGCCCGCAAGGCAGCAGCGAAAGCCGACGCATTAAGCGCCGACGATCGCAACTGGACAAACCGGACGCGCCGTTACACCACCTAAGAAAAGGAAAAGCTTTATGGAAGTGGAAACCAGCGGGGCCGAAGTGTCTCTGCAAGTGCAACCGTTCCAGCCATTCGAAGCGCGCTTCGATGCTGGCAGCGCTGCCATTGTTCCGAAGTCCGCAAACGCTAAGGCCCGCACGGTCGATGTCGTTTGGTACGGCGGCGCATCTGTGCCGCGGATGAACCAGAAGACAGGCGAGTCTTATAACCTCCGCTTGGACATGAAGGGCGCAAAGCTCGATCGCCTGAATGCAGGCGCCCCGGTTTTCGACAATCACATGACGGGTTCTGACTTCGCTTCGGCCATGGCTGGTACGGTCGGCACCAAGGCCCAGATCGGCGTGGTGAAAGAAGCGTGGGCGCAAGGTAAGACCGGACGCGCAACGCTGCAATTTGCTTCGGGCGATCCCGCCGCCGATCAAGTTTGGAACAAGATTTCGCAGGGCATCATTCAAAATCTCTCGTTCGGAACGTGGATTCATGACATGTCTCCCGATGAATCCGTGGGCGCAGAAGGCTTCGCGGCAAGCGACGAAGACCACGAAGGACCACAAAGCTATGTGGCTACCTCATGGGAGCCCTTTGAGGTTTCACCTGTTTGCGTCCCGGCCGATTTTTCTACCGCTTTTCTGAGCGCGGAAGTTACCGCTCAACCAATATCTCTGCCATCCCAGGCGGCTGAGGTTACTACAACCCAAGATCCGGCTCCAAAAGAACCGGAAACCATGCGGGCATCCGCCCGAAAGGAGAACACACCTGAGATGGAAAACCTACAGGTACCGGGCGCAGAGGCCCGTCCAGAAATCAACGCAGAGGCACTAAAGGCCGAAGCAATCAAAGAGGAGCGCGCCCGCGTCAAGAGCATCCAGCTTGCGGCAAAGCCGTTCGCCTCACAGCTTAGTGAGGAGTTCGTTGACGGACTGATCACTGAGGGCTTAGCCGTTGACGAGAGCCGACTTAAGATGCTCGAAAAGCTTGCGATCAAAGCAACCAAGGAAGAGCCGCCGACTACGGGTCAGCAAGCAATTACCAAAGTGACCCGCGACGAGGCGGACACTCGCAGGGAGAATATGGAGGCCGCGCTTTTCTATCGTGCGAATCCTTCCAAGCATCCTGAGTTTGCCGAAAAGAGCCGAGAATTTGTCGGAATGAGTTTAATCGAGATGGCGAAGGAATCCCTTCAGGCCATCGGCGTAAAAACTCGCGGGATGAGCAAAGAACAGGTTGCGATAGCCGCTCTGAATGGCCGCGCTAACGCTGTCAGTGAGTACTTCGCTGGCGCGTACAACTCTACTTCGGATTTCCCGAAGATTTTGGAGAACGTGGCGAACAAGAGCATGCGTCAGGCTTACCAAGCCTATCCGCAGACATTCAAGGCATGGACCAGGCAGACGACAGCGGCCGATTTCAAACCACTCAACAGAGTGCAGATGTCGGACGTTGCTGCGCTGCCAACGTTGAATGAGAACGGCGAATATCACCGCACGGCACCCAGTGATTCGAAAGAGACCTACAGCCTTGCGACCTATGGCGAAATTATCGCCATCAGCCGTAAGGTGCTGATCAATGATGATCTCCAAGCGTTCACCCGTTTGCCGGAACTGCTCGGCAAAGCGGCTGCACGTCTTGAGTCAGACACCGTTTGGGGAATCATCACTGCCAACGGGAACATGGGCGATGGAAACGCGCTGTTTAGTTCGGCGCATTCTAACAACGAAACTGGCGCTGGTACGGCATTGGCCGCGGCCGGTCTCGCGACTGCCAAGGCAGCTTTCCGGTTACAGACAGCGCCCAAGGGTATGATCCTCAACCTGGTGCCTCTGTATTTGCTGGTTCCGGCCGCTCTGGAAAATACCGCAGAGCAGTTGGTTTCGCCGCTGAACATCGCGTCTTCGGATGTGACCAAGGTAATCCCGGGCTGGATTCGGTCTTTGAATCCGATCGTTGAACCGCGTCTTGATGCGAGTTCAACCGCCGCTTGGTATCTGGTGGCCGATCCTGGCGTGATCGACACGATTGAGTATTGCTACCTGGAAGGGCAGCAGGGAGTTTATACCGAAACCCGCCAGGGCTTCGATGTGGACGGTTTTGAAATCAAGGCTCGTCTCGACTTCGCAGCCGCACCCGTGGAATACCGCGGGTTGCAAAAGAACGTGGGCAGCTAGGTAGCGCAGTGGGAACGGCCCAGACCGTTCCCTAACAAACAAGAGCACAAGGAGAAAAACAACAATGGCACTTCAAATTCAGAGAGGAGCGATCCTCACTCTTACTGCGCCCTACACCGTGACAAGCGGCCTAGGCGCACAGGTCGGCAAATTCTTCGGAATCGCACTCCAAGATACAACCTCCGGAGTAGCCGGAGAATTCGCAGTAGAGGGCGTATTCGGCATAGTCAAAGACGCTAGCGTATTCTCGGTCGGAGATAACGTCTATTGGGACAACACCGGCAAGACGATTACCTCCACAGCGAACAGTAATCTTCTGATTGGCACGGCATCCGCTGCGGCTTTGACCGGCGACGCGACCGGCACTGTCAGACTTAGCGAGGCGAATACGCCGCGCTTATTCCTGACTGCAACGCAGCAAACCGGAACCGGCTCATCGCAGAATATTGCACATGGGCTCGGTGTGGTTCCTACCAAGGTGCTCGTGATCCCGCAGGATAATGCAACAACTTCGGTCACATACGGCTCTCACACATCCACAAACGTGGTTGTGACGATTGCCGGAAGCAGCCCGAAATTCATGGTCTTGGCGTGGGCCTAATACGAAGGCGGGGCTAGTCTCCGCCTTCTCTTTTTTGACAAACAGGAGACATAAAAATGGCCGCTGGCGCATGGACTATTTACAACGAATTTAAGCTCACGCTCGGGAAAAAGGCTATGGATTTGATCAACGACACCTTTAA